AAGTCTGCTGACGCTTATGCTCGTGCTGGTCAATCTAAGACTGGTGTTCTTGATACTACTAAGCTTCATACTTATAAGTATTCTGATGACATCTTCAAGAAAGTAACTGTGCTGCCTGATGGTAAGAATCATGGTCTGCTGTTCTTGCTTGACTGGTCTGGTTCTATGCAGCGTGAGATCCTGGCTACTGTCAAGCAACTGCTGAACCTCACTGCTTTCTGTAAGAAAGTCCAGATCCCGTTTGAGGTTTATGCTTTCACAAACGAGTATTCTGCTGTTCGTCGTGCCAAAGAAGGTAAGTCTCAATACCTCTCTAACGAAGAATATTACCAACAGATGAACTGCAAAGAAGGTGAGATCTTCCTTCAGAAAGGTATGTTCCACCTGATGAACTTTGTGTCTTCTCGTTCTAACTCCAAGGATTATGAGCGCCAGTGTCTGAACCTGTATCGTGAGGCATATTCTTATGTCTATCACGTTGGTTATCCCTCCACGCTTGGTTGTACTCTGTCTGGCACTCCTCTGAACGAGGGTATTGTGATGCTCAACTACATCATCCCTCAGTTCAAGAAACAGAATGATCTTCAGAAGGTCAACGTTTGTATCCTGACTGATGGTGAAGCATGTAATAGTTCTTATGGTCGCAAGTATTACAACGACCACAAAGATGAGCATTATGTTCGCCCTCGTCGTCTTGATTACAACACAGTTCTGCGCGATCGTCAGACTGGACGTGTATACTCTATGAATGACGGATGGGGTGAGATGACTAACACTTTCATCCAGCAACTGCGTGATCGTAATGCTGGTGTGAATGTGCTTGGTTTCCGTATCATGGGTGGTAATGGGTTGTCTGGTTTTGTCAGCACCTATGCCAGCCTCGCTCACTACGATCAAGTCCAGAAGCAGTGGAAGAAAGACAAGTCTGCTGTCATTCCTTTCCCCAAGAGCTACACCGCTCTATACGCTATCAGCAACAACGCTATCGATGATGACGTTGAGTTTGAGGTAGAGAGTGGTGCCAAGAAAGGTGAGATCTCCAAGGCATTCAAGAAGATGCTGAAAGGCAAGTCCACGAACAAGAAACTGCTAAATTCTTTTATTGAGTATGTCGCTTGAGGAACCGTCCACTCTGCCCCGACTCTGCCCCCATCCTGCCCTATAATAACTACATCAACGAAACAAACCAATGCCTGCTCGTTCTGACCTGACTACCACTCAACTCACTTCGTATCTGTCCGAGACCTACGGCAACGACATCAATGCCGATCATGTCCGTTCTGCCTGTGATCACTTTGGCGTGACTTATCCTACTGCTGTCAAGCGTCTGCGTGACTTCTATGTCAAGCGTGGCACTTGGAACCTGACTGTTCAGGAGAAACTGGAGAAAACCTATCAAGCTCCTGCTGCTGCTTCTGCTGTTGCTGTTACCGCTCGGGAAGAACAGAACCTTGTTCCTAGCAAGGATGACAATTATGTCCCGTTCGGGAACTTCTCTGATGTGAAGAAGATTATTCAATCTGGCATCTTCTACCCTACTTTTATTACTGGTCTGTCAGGGAATGGTAAAACTTTTTCTGTTGAGCAAGCATGTGCTGCTCTAAATAGAGAGTTGATCCGTGTAAACATCACCATTGAAACTGACGAGGATGACCTTATTGGTGGTTTCCGTCTTGTTGACGGTGAAACTGTTTGGCATAATGGTCCTGTCATCGAAGCTCTGGAACGTGGAGCTGTACTTCTTCTAGACGAAGTGGACCTCGCCTCTAACAAGATTCTGTGTCTGCAATCTGTACTAGAAGGCAAGGGTGTCTTCCTGAAGAAAACTGGTCGCTATGTCCAACCTGCTGCTGGTTTCAACGTCATCGCCACCGCCAACACCAAGGGTAAGGGCAGCGATGATGGGCGATTCATTGGCACTAACGTTCTCAACGAAGCATTCCTTGAGCGTTTCGCTCTGACTTTTGAGCAGGAGTATCCTACCCCTGCTATTGAAAGCAAGATTCTGAAAAAGGTTGCTACCTCTCTTGCTGTTGCTGACTATGACTTCTGCGAGAACCTTGCTAACTGGGCAGACATCATCCGCCGTACTTTTAAGGATGGTGGTATCGACGAGGTGATCTCTACACGTCGTCTGGTTCACATCATGCGAGCATTTGCTATCTGGGGTGATCGTATGAAGGCGATTAAAGTTTGTGTAAACCGTTTCGATGATGAGACCAAGCAGTCGTTCATCGAACTCTATGATAAAATTGATGCTGATGTTCAACAGGAGGATGACAATGCCGCAACTCAGGACTGAAAAATTCCATGGGTATGTCAATAGTCTTGCCGTTCTTGACAGCGGCAAGACTGTTAAGATCTTAGGTGGCGAGGGTCTTAAGTTGTTTGTCAAGGATCTTGACGGCAACGTTCAAGAATGCTACCATAGTAATATTCGACTTATCTGGAACAAGTGAATGGCTTTTAAATATGATGAAGATAGACTCTTGAATGAGTTACGTGATTACATTACAAGCACTTATGGGCAACACTATTCTGCTGGTAACGACAGCATCCAAACGTTAGACTTGATTGAAGCATGTGGTGATGCAGAGGCATTTTGCAGAAGCAACATCTTGAAGTATGCTTCTCGCTACGATAAGAAGGGCACTGCTCGTCGGGACATTATCAAGATCCTGCACTACGGTCTTCTCCTTCTCCACTTTTCTGACAAGACCTCCGTTATCGAACCCTACAATCAATGAGCAAAGTTATCCTATCTAAAAAGACTCTCGATGTCCTCAAGAACTTCTCGACAATCAATTCCTCCATCGTCTTTCGCAAGGGATCTACAGTACGAACAATCAGCAATGCAGAAAACATACTCGCAAAGTTCACTGGCGATGAAGTATTCCCTGTGGACTTCGCAATTTATGATCTTAGCCAGTTTCTTTCTGGGATCTCTCTGTTTAGCGACCCTCAGCTCGAGTTTGATAATGAAAGTTTTGTCAATATTCGTGGCGGCAGGCAGTCTGCTCGTTACTACTTTTCTGACCCAGAAATTACGCTCAAGTCTGCGCCAGAAAAGAATGTAAAGTTCCCTGGTGCTGATATCCAGTTCAACTTGTCTGGTGAGGAACTGATCCAACTTCAGAAAGCATCTGCTGTATACAGTCTCCCTGATCTCTCCTTCCAATCTGTAGAAGGCGAGAACACTATTAAACTCATCCTCAGCGACAAGGAGAATGATACCAGCAATACTTACGATCTCACCGTTAGTGGTTGTGCCACTGGCACTTATTCACTGGATCTTAAGATTGATAACATCCGTCTTCTTCCTGGTGATTACAATGTCAAGGTATCCAAGCACCTTATCTCAGAGTGGACCAACACCAATGTAGACCTTACTTACTACATTGCCCTAGAACCTTGAAACATATTCTCTTTACCTTAAAAGGTTGTACGAAAAATCTTCTGAATGATGAAGAGTTCGTTAGGGATGTTGTTTATCAATCATCTAGGAAGTGCAAGTCTACATTGCTTGCACTTCATTCACACAAGTTTGATCCCCAGGGCGTGACTTGTGTTGCCATGCTTGCTGAAAGTCATATCAGCATTCATACTTGGCCAGAGAAAGGCATGGCGGTGTGTGATATTTTCACATGCGGTGAGCATACTAAACCCAAAAAGGGTGTAGAGTATATGCAAATGATGTTTAATGCCACGGACATCATATCTAAATCATTTACCAGACCACTTGAATGAGCAAAGAATTTCTGTGGGTGGAGAAATACCGCCCAAACATTGTTGAAGATTGCATCCTCCCTGACAGCATCAAGAATGTCTTTCAGGGTTTTGTTAACCAGGGCGAACTGCCTAACCTGCTGCTGAGTGGCACTGCAGGTGTGGGCAAGACTACCATTGCTAAGGCGCTGTGTGAGGAGATTGGTGCCTCTTATATCGTGATCAACGGATCGGACGAAGGACGCTTCCTAGACACTGTGAGGAACCGTGTGAGGCAGTTTGCCACAACCATCTCTCTGACCTCTGGAGCGTCCCACAAGGTCGTTATCATCGATGAGGCAGACAACACCACTAACGACGTGCAACTGTCCCTCAGGACCGCTGTGGAGGAGTTCCACAGCAACTGCCGCTTCATCTTCACCTGCAACTTCATCAACAAAATCATCGAACCTCTGCACTCCCGTTGCACGGTCGTTGACTTTAGGATCAAACCTGAGCAAGCAACTCTGTTGCAAGGTGAATTCTTCACTCGCCTCAAAACTATTCTGACTCATGAACAAGTTGAGTATGAGGACAAGGTTATTGCTAAGCTTGTCCGTCGCTATTATCCTGATTGGCGTAGGCTTATTAACGAGTGCCAACGGTATGCCGCTACTGGTTCTATTACGTCTGCTATCCTTGTGGACGTTTCTGATGTTAATTTGGATACTCTCCTGGCATCGTTAAAGAAAAAAGAGTTTACTAATGTGAAGAACTGGGTTGTCCAGCATATGGACAACGACCCTAGTATGGTGATGCGTAAGATTTATGATAGTCTCTACGGCGTATTGAAACCTGCTTCTATTCCTGAGGCAGTCCTTATCATCGCTAAGTATATGCGTGACATCACTATTGTCCCAGATCAAGAAGTTAATTTACTAGCATGTCTCACAGAAATTATGATGAGTTGCGAGTTCAAGTGAACAAGACAACTCCAGAAAATGTAAAAGAAGCGCATGAAGCATTGTTTCATGCTACAATGAATCTACCTGCTGCTGCCGCTCATTGTGGTATGACGCAGAAAGAAATGAAAATGACCTTTTGGGAATACCTTAAATATCATGCCGCAGACTTTGAAATCCCTGAAAACACCATTGCGCTACCCAGGCGGGAAGAGTAGAGCACTCAGCAAACTATTCCAATACATGCCAGATCTCAGTGGATACACTGAGTATCGTGAACCATTCCTTGGTGGTGGTTCTGTAGCACTAGAGGTTACTAAGAGGTATCCTCGTTTGTATATTTGGGTCAACGATCTTTACGAACCTCTCTATAACTTCTGGCGAGAATTACAGGACCACGGCAATGAAATTACGGACATACTCATCCAACTTAAACAAAGGCACCCTGACCCCACTTCCGCAAAAAAACTTTTTCTGGATGCTAAAGAGTATCTGTCAGGATCTGCAACAACAGATAAGTTCCCTCCTTACAATGAGAGTATCTGGCGTGCTGTTTCCTTTTATGTTGTTAATAAGTGTAGCTTTTCTGGTCTTACTGAGTCTTCGTCATTCTCCGAACAAGCAAGTGATTCCAACTTCTCCCTCGCAGGTATCGAACGACTCCGTGATTATCAAAAACTAATTGGCAACTGGAAAATTACTAACAAGTCCTATGAACAACTCCTTAGCGATAACAAGCAGGTCTTCACTTACCTCGACCCCCCATATGAAATTGGATCTAATTTATATGGAAAGCGGGGCAATATGCACAGCGGGTTCAACCACGACAATTTTGCTCTTGATTGTGACCGCTTTATCGGTCCTCAGCTCATATCTTACAATTCGTCTGCTCTTATCAGGGAAAGGTTCAAAGGGTGGACAGTAGGAGAATTTGCACACACTTACACTATGCGCTCCGTGGGGAGTTATAATACAGATCAAGCGTCTCGCAAGGAACTCGTCCTTACTAACTATGAAATGTGAAGTCACCCTCTACAAAGCAGGCACCGTCTTCAAGGAAGAGGTGATTGCTGTTGATTATCAAGATGCCCGTAAGGTTGCCCTTGCTCGCAACCCTGGAGCAAAAATTGTTGGAGTTACCGCTAAATTTTAATGTCATATCAACTGAAGGATTACCTTTACTCAATCAATCAATCCAAAAGGAATATTCTTGATGGCGATACTGATGCTGAGCGAGGGTATCCTCCTTACATTGTTAACAGGTGCCTCAGTTCTTTTACGGATACTATCTTGTATGCCAATGAGATGAATAAGTATCCTGATCTTCCAAAGAAAATGCAATATGACTTTTTACTAAATAGTGTGAAACCAAGGAAAAGATTTTCTCCTTGGGCACGTAAAGATTCTATTGATTATCTTGAAGTAGTCAAAGAGTATTATGGTTATAATGACGATAAAGCACTCCAAGCACTCAGGATTCTCACCAAGGATCAACTAGATCATATTACAAAAGCATTGAATAAAGGTGGAAGGAAATGAGTGTTGAAACTGAAATCCAGTGGAAGCAAGCAGACATGGTGGAAGTAATCCTTGGTGAACCAGATGACTTCTTGAAAGTGAGAGAAACTCTCACTAGAATTGGCGTTGCTTCTCGCAAAGAAAAAAAAATTTATCAATCTTGTCATATCTTGCATAAGCAAGGTAAGTATTATATCGTCCATTTCAAAGAGTTGTTTGCTCTTGACGGTAAAAATACTAACCTGTCATTGAATGATGTACAACGTCGCAATCGCATCATTCAACTTCTGTCTGACTGGGGACTAGTTACTATTGTCACTCCTGAAAAAATTGCAGACCTTGCACCTCTTAACCAAATCAAAGTTCTTTCATTCAAAGAGAAGAATGATTGGACGCTAGAAAGTAAATATAATATTGGTCGAAAGAAAACTACGGTTGAATAGAATTTTGGGGGGGGGGTTGACAACCCCCATTTTTTATGTTATATTTTTTGAGTAAACCAGTAAACTCCCTGCGTTATGCAGCACTTTCTTTCGGGTTAGTGATTTGTTTATTGATTATGAAATTAAAAAAATGATTGAACAAGTAAACATGTTAAAATCCATTTCTGTGAAAGAGATGGACTATTCGGATTATATCCGTATTATGGAAGTTCCCATGCAGAGGAACACAGAAGAAAGAATTAAAACCGCAAAGCACCTCAAAACACTAAGACCAGAACATTGTATTGTTCATTTAGTTCGTTTGAAGAAAGATTGTACAGTAAAAGGAAAACTGTATAGGAAGGGTATGTTGATG